TTATAGACGATATGTGATAAGAAACAAAATAAACCCGATGTGTATATTTTTCATGTCATCTCCTCCCGTTCAGTCGCTTGAATTTGTCATTAAAACATCCGTTCCGTGTACCGCCTCGCCGGTTTCATCGAAGTAATGCCATTTTCTTATAGTGGATTCTTTGCCGCATTTCGTACATGTGCCACGCTCTGTATTCGTTTCTAGGCTTTCGCCGCTTGTGTATGCTCCGCATATCGGACATTTGAATACCATTTCATTTCCCCCTTACCAAAACTTTACATTCAAATTCTCAAACATTGCTCTTTCCTGCTTTGCGTCCATCCTTGCGTATGTCTTCAATGTAATTGCAGTCGAACTGTGTGCTAAGTGGTAAGCGATTAATTCCGCGGGTACTCCCTGGCTCTGCAAGTGCATGGCAATTCCGTGTCTGAACATGTGGGGATGGATGTGCCTCGTTCCTGCAAGCTCTGTAAGCCCGTTGAGAAGTTTATTGATTGCCTGCCTTGTAATTGCCTTATTCGATCCACGCAATGAAGGAAAGAGCAACCCTTTAATTTCCCATGTCTGCACATAGTCCATTATCATAGTTAACGTGTCCATGTCAATTCCAATGGTGTGCCAGAATTCTCCGCCCGTTTTAACTTTCTTGCTTTTTCTCTTGTGGACCAGAAAGGTTACTGTCTTTTCTCTGTAATTTATTTTTGTGGTGTTTATCTCCGTGACGTCTGATACCCGTGCACCAGTCGCCCACATAAGCTGTAGGAAAAGTTTATTTTTGTCTCTGATCCATTTATAGTTCTCCGTCTGCTTGCTTCGTTCGTACGCAATGTCACACGCCCGTTTAAGCGTTTCTACTTCGTGAAGTTCTATATGGTCAACCTGCTCTTTTAAGAGTAAGTCGCCTCCTCCGAATGGTACAAGTGAGTTCATTTCATCCTCTTTTGTGTATTACCACTCAATGTAAAAATCATCCCATGTTTTTATTCGTCTTGCTTCAGATTCCATCCATGATGTTTCTTCGTCTTTTCGATAGTTTTTCCTCTCTTTCTCTGGTACGTACTTCATAATGAAACATCCTCCAAAAATTAATTTTAGAAAGTTTGCTTACGCCTTCTTATTTTGCTTTTTGTGTTCAGCCATTAACTTTTTAACGTATGCTGCGTCGGTTTTAAATTTGTCTGCCCATACAGTGTATTTTGTAGACGCATTGAACGCTGGTTTAGGTGCTTTTCTGGCGTCGTTCATCCTGTAAATGAGTGTTTTGTATAACCCTTCCCCTATCCCTGCATCGACCATCTTTTTTATAGCTTCCTGTCTCGTTTCTTTTGAATCATCCACACTGTATCCAAAGTCGCTGAGTTTTGCCATGTTGTATCACCAAGAATCTTTCAGTTACAAGTATATTGTTCTGTCAACTATTTAAGACTTTCGTTAAATTTTCTGCCCTAAAACTATCAATATCCAGGCAAAAATCAGTAAAAACGAAAAATCGAGTTTACAAAATTACTAGTTATGTAAACTAACCGGTTATACAAAAAAGTCGGACATTTCGAGTAAATTTTCTGGAATATGTTAAAAAGGGAAAGTTTGAAATTGCCAAGTATACGGGGAAGCGGTCAAAAAGAAAAAAAGAAATGAGCGAGGTCAAAACGTTGACGCAATCACTTTCGTATATAAACGGTGTGTGCCCACCCGAAACTCCCGCCTTTTACAACACGCGCGTTGATTCCCTTTGCTCTCATCCTCTTTGCATATGCTTCCGCGTCTGCCTTTCTCGGGAGTTCGGTTTCCCACGTGTATGTTACACCATTGAACTTTTTAAATTTTGGTAAAAATTTTCCAGTTGCCATCTAATCACTCCATGTTGTCTTTTTACTGATACATCGTTATATAATAATTAGCTCTCAACATATAAAAAATATTGCTTTCAATTCTTCGGGTTATACAGCCTGCAACTTTTCAACCCATTTGTGTAATGTGGCCTTGTCTTGCTCGGGTAAATTGCATGGACACAAACGTACTTTCCAAGCCTCTCTTTTCCTGCAGGAACATTTGCACTATACCGGCAAGTCGCGCATAGTTCATCATTTGCGTGAATCAAAACCGTCATAAATGTTTTGCAATGGCTACACGATGTGATTTCCTTGTTCTTTCTGAGGCACTTACACACGTTCGGTTCATTTGTGCGGATTAAGTGCTTACAGTCTCCGTAGAAGGTTAGCATTAAAAAGAGAATGTGTTAATTATATTTAAATCATTTGTTAAAAAGAGAAAAATAAAAAAATAAGTTGGTTATCTCGAATCGTGTTTGTATACCGCGTATTTCCCTTTTTTAACTTCCACGACTCTTATAGACACGTCGTATCCCTTGTAATGATTTCTATACAGTCCGGCTTCGACATTTGCATCCGGTTTAGATTGCAAATGTCTTGAAACCGAACGATATTTTTTTCCAGATATTGTTTTAAAATCCGGTACATCTGAACCACATATGAGTTAATCCCCCTAAAATAATTATTTTGTATAGTTATTAGTTTCAATGTTTATAAGTGTTACTGTTTTTCAATAAGCAAAGTTTTAAATACATTGTTGACTATCTTAAAATAATTAATTTACTAAGTAATGGGGGAAATAAACAAATGACAGACGAACTGAAACTTGCACTTTTCCAGAAAGCGCTTGAAACGATTGACGCTGAAATTGAAAAGACAGAATGTGAACTTGCAAGTGGTGTATATAATAAGTTATACGGACTAACCGAACGGCTATTAAACCAGCTTGAAATGTATGACAAAGCGAGAGAACGGATAGTTAACCGCGTGTGTAGACTCGAAAACGAACCAGCCACGTCCACGAACTTCGGACAGTGGAGGAATCCGAATGATTGACTTCATTCTTTCCTTTTTCGAGGCAATTTCAAAGGCAATCGTTGATATTGCCATGATCACTGCGAAATGTGTTAGATTACAATGATCTTTCTAAGTTAATTTTTTATAGGATGTTGTACATATTATAACTACTCACTATATACAGGGGGAATAACAAACAATGGCTGATAAACTACCGATTGATTGCTTTTACAACCGCCCGCGTTTCGTGTTGTTTATGGACGCACTCGATGTATTGAATAAAAAAATATACTCGAAAGAGGCAACGTTAGCGAACGCATGTAAATTGAATAAACTCTCGGACATTGGAAGTATCACGCGCGAATTAAGCGTTTATTATGAAGCACGTAAGATACTACAAGACGACGTAGATAAACAAATGCACACACTTGACACCTTCCGAGGTTGTTATACCACACCGGAGGAAAAAGAATGATCGACGTGACCGGCACCGAAGGCGTAAGTTCTTCTATGGCAATTACAGAGGCTTTACCCGCAGTTAGAAACACCGACGGATTCAAGACAGAGTGGAACAGAACAAAGATCATAAACATGATCGTGAAAGAAACGAAACTATGTGAGATATTCTATAGCAAACCTGCCGCGACATACGAAGAAGCGGAGGCAATTGCAAGAGAAACCGAAAACATAGTCCTGAAAATGCGGAGAGATTTTCTTTCAGGCCCGCTTATCCGTGAAATTGTCAACACTGTACTTATTGAACGCGGTCATCCAGAATGGAGAAATTGCATGACCAGAGTAGGCGTTTCAGTCCATGACGCGTTCCAGATTGATTCAGGATATGGATTTGAGGCGAAGGACAACGCGAACCAGCTTGATAACGCGGAGACAAGCCACAAGAGGAAGGCAGACAAGCTAAGTAAAGAGCAGAACCTTTTACTTATACCAAATGAAGTTTCAGAATTACATCTCAGTGGAGAGCTCCACATTCACGATTTAGAGTACTTCGGTACAAGGCCATTTTGCCAAGACTGGGACTTAAGGTATTTCCTCTATTACGGCCTTATGCCAGACGGAGTAGGGAAACAGTCAAGCATAGCAGGACCAGCAAAGAAAGCCGAAGTAGCTTTTCTTCACGCAGTAAAAGCAATGGGAAGCGCACAGACTAACTTTGCAGGTGGACAGGGATTCTATAACTTCCTTACGTTCATGGCTCCTTACCTTGTGGGAAAGACAGAAGAAGAGATTGAACAGCTTATGCAGATGTTTGTTTATGAAATGATGCAAATGATGTGTGCAAGAGGGGGCCAGACCGTTTTCAGTTCTGTACAGCTTTCGCCAGGAGTCCCTAAGTTGTGGAGAGACAAACCAATTGTAGCAAAGGGGCATATTTACGACGGTGACAATTACCACGTAGAATGTACTTACGGGAAGCTCGAAAGGGAAGTGAGGCTGGCATTCAAAGCTTTAATGACAGTCATGCTTAAAGGGGACCACGAAGGAAAGCCTTTCTTTTTCCCGAAACCCGAAATAAGCATAGAACCTGATTTCATGCAGGAAGATGAACTATTCAATGCAATGAATCCAGATGTGCCGACTTACAGAGAGCTGTACAGAATGGCGTTTGCGCTTGCTGCAAAGTTTGGAACACCTTACTTTGATAATCAACTCCCTGCTTATCGTGGCGCGGGGGATGGGATTTCATGCTATCAGTGCTGCGCGTATCAGTTTTCGGCAAATCCAACCGATGACATGGAATTTGACGATAAGTTATATTTCAGAAACGGAAAGCATTTCTCTATGGGGTCTTGGATGGTAATGAGTTTAAACTGTCCGAGGGCTGCATACAAAGCAGAGCATGACGACAAGAAACTCTTTGAAGAATTAAAATCTCTGATGTGTAGCGCAATCGTGGTATTCCGAACGAAGCGCGAATGGATGGAAAGGCTTATAGCTGCAAATAGAATTCCTTTCGCAAGTCAACGACCCAAAGACCCGAATACCGGAAAGCTGGGAGAAACGGCGGTTGATTTCGATGCGCTGGTATATACTATCGGGATTATCGGAATAAATGAAATGGTACAGTATCATACCGGATACCAGATACACGAATCCGACGACGCTTACAAGCTTGCGATCAGGGCAATGCTTGAAATGAAAATGTACGCCAAGGAATTGTCGCACAAATATAACATGGAAATTGCACTTGCCCGAACACCTGCAGAAACGACGGCTCAGAGGTTTGCAGTATCTGACTTAATGCATGATGAGTATAGAGAGAAGGCAATGCAAGTGATAAAAGGAGATGTTGACAAAGCACTTGAACACATAAGCGAAACAAAAGACCTACCGGTTTACTACACGAACGGAACGCACTTAGCACCCGGAGCGAGTGTGACAATTACAGAGAGAATCCAGAAAGAACAAATATTTTTCCCGATTGTAGATGGTGGAAATATAATGCATATCTGGATGAATGAAAAAGTACCGGATGTAGATGGATTAATGGATTTCGGTATGAGAATTGCAAAGAATACGCAGGTTGGGTACTTTGCATTTACGAGAGATATGACAATGTGTCTCGACGAGGGGTACATGTCGAACGGGCTGCAGGAAAAATGTCCTAAGTGTGGATCTGGAAACGTTCAGCACCTTTCAAGAATTACGGGATACCTGCAGAATGTAGAAGGCTGGAACGAAGGAAAAAAGCAGGAATTGAAAGATAGAGCGAGGTATGACGTGGCATGACGTATAAGGATATTAGGTGTATGGGGCAATTTCTCAATGATCGAACGTGTGACTTGTGTAAATATAGCAATTTGCGGGGGGATTGTGGGGTTTATGTGTCTTGCTCTCCTTCGTTATGTCAATCTAAAATTAAATGAAATGGTGGGTGAACCATGCTAATTAATTTTGGTGGGAGTGTTGCAATTTCAACCGTGGATTATCCCGGGAAATCTGCAATAGTTCTTTTTTTGCGTGGCTGCCCTCTCCGGTGTCCATACTGCCATAACCATAAGTTGTGGAGTGGCAATAACTATGTTGAAATTGACCACGTAAAAAATCTTATCCGCGAATCCATGCCCTTCATAAGTGCCGTGGTAATTTCTGGCGGTGAGCCTCTGATGCAAGAGAGAATCTTTGAAATTGCCAGCTTCGCTAAGTCTGAAGGTCTTTCGGTAGGAATTGAAACGAGCGGGTATTATCCCGAAGTTGCAGAAAGATTGATAAAAAAGAACATGGTTGATAAATTCTTTGTAGATGTCAAGGCAAATCCTGAGAAATATGAGGAAATCACGAAAAATAAGTATGCTTTTTCAAGACTCGAAAGATTTTTAAAAATCGTCAAAAATAACAACGTTCAATTTGAGCTTAGAACAACGATTGTTAAAGGGTTGATAGGAACACTGCCTGAATGTGATAAAATCGCTCGGTGGGCTTCTATGTGGCTTACAGTGGATAATACATGGACAATTCAACAAGGTATACCCGAAAACGGCAATTTTGAGCATTTCGACGGAATTCGTATGTATTCAAGGGAAGAAATACTTGAAATTGCCATGGGAATTAAGCGAATCGTCAAAAATGTAAAAATCAAGACAGTTGAACGAGGGGAAGAAACGTGTTAAACAGAAAAACTTGGTTATTGGGGTATATGCTACCGTGGACATTTGTACTTTCTGTTCACATAATTATTGTATATATCGCGTGCAGTTATTCCGAAACGTTTAGAATTGCGTTCTCCGAGATATTTCTAAATAAAATAGCAATATCAGAACTGATATTCATTTAAAAAGAAAGACGCGGATAAGCCAGCATACGAATTTAAGCGAATTCAAAAAATATACATTCCATTTGTAAAAATCATATACGGGGGACAAACACAATGATAAAAGTATTTTCAACAACATCATGCTCGAAATGCAACCGATTGAAAACGTTTCTTGAGAACAATGGAATTGCGTTTGATCGTGTAAATATGGATACCGCCGAAGGACTTACGGAACTATTCGCGCTTGGAATTGTCACATTCAATGCTCCGGTGCTTGTGTGTGGCAATAACGCGCTTTACAGCAGTGATTTGTTTAAAGGAACTGAAATTCAGGAGGAAAAGATTTTAAGCTTCATTGCTTAATCTTTTTTATGGGGGAAAGTGGATGGAATGCGAAGAATGCGGAAACAAAGATAAACAAGTTTCTTGGATTAAATTAAATATATACGAAATTCAATTTTGTATATATCTTTTTTAATTCAGGAAATGTTTATAATAAGATCTAAAATGAATTTAATATCGTATATATATAATATATTTAATTCGTAATAGTATAGTATAGTAGTAAAATAGAACGGTCAATTAATCATATATTTAATTTGAATTTCATATATAATAAATTCTACTGATAATGATTTTGAGGGTTTAATCATGGAAAACACTATATCCAAATACATAGACGTGGAAATAGAACTTTACAAAGAAGATTTTGACTATCTGAAAAAACATAACATAGACTTATCTGAGTTCGTAAGAGACGAAATAAACAAGCTCATGGATGGATCCCCCATCTCAGAGCTTAGACTCGAAGCAATGAAGCTCCGACAGTGTATAGAAGAATGCGAGGGACGCTTAGAGGATATTGAGAAGGAGATAGGGGAACTTCAAAAGAGTTCTGTTTAATTCTCTTGATTCTCTTTTTTTCTTTTTATCAAGATCCGGCTTTTGAGAGGGTAATTAATGCCCTCTAATATTCAAACCTGCTGGAAATGCGGGCAAAACAAACCCTGCCACTCTTACCCATCCGAGCGCGAAGAGGGAAAAGTGTATTTCGTTTGCGAGGAGTGCGAGGAAGAGTTGCAGATGTGAGAGAAAATAGAGGTGAGTAGACATGAACAATGAAAAAAGTATAATATCCAGAATAAAATCACATTTCTTTGATAAAATTTCATTATATGTATATGCTTACATAATATCAATATACATCGCCATATCACTAACTCAAAACGTTTACATTCATGCTACAGTGATATTGTTTTTTGCTTTAATTCCGATCATGATCGTGTATAAAGATATAAAAGAGCACATGAAAAAATGAAGAAAAGGAGATTAATATAATTCATTTTTTAATTTTATCTCTGGGAGCGCGGAGGCACAGCGAGAAGACCCCTTCCTTTAGGGAGGGGATGAAAGCGAAGCCTCGCACATTAGTAAACTATAACTTTTCTAATCATTAATTCTCTTTTGGTTGTACCAATTTTTAGCTAACCAATAACAAGTTTTAAATAGTAATTGGTTGTATTACTTATTATACAACCAATTAAGAAAAACAGCTAAACAATACAACAATATAAGGAGAAACCAAAATGACTGGTAACAATGTTCAAGACAATATTTGGAGAGTTTCATGGGATCTAGGAGATAAAACAAGATACAGGGATTTCAAACACATAATGTACGCTGAAAACTTTGAAGAAGATATGAAAAAACAATGTGATGATGTTAAACTGTTTCGGATTTAAGGAGTGGGTGGAGATGAATGATGCAATTACTAGGCTAATAAGCCTAGTTAAAGATAAAAAATTTCTCAAAGAATGCTCGGATATAGAAATTGATGCATTGGAGACTCAAGCAAATCTAATACTGATAGCTGTTAATAAAGAGAAAAATAAAAGAGGGATTTAAAATGTTTAAATTAACACCGGAAGAAATCAAAGAAATGGAAACAAGTATTGACTACTTTGAAAAAGATACACTGAAATGTGAATCACTTACTGAATCTGGATGTTTTGTAAGGGATCTGTTCATAAACGGTCATGATTGTAGGATATGTTTCATAATTTCGATGGTTGAAGAAGACGAAGATGATGGAGAAGACACCGAAGAGGAGTAAAATGTCAGTATACGAACTTGATAAGGGTAGACATTCTGTCTATACCCTTCACTATCATTTGATCTTAGTAGTGAAGTACAGAAGGAAAGCCTTATACAACGAAATAATACGGGAAAGGCTCAAAGAAATAATCTATGACCTTGAAAGGAAATGGCAAAATGACCCTAAAATGAAAATAGAAATTGTTGCTCAAGAGCCTGGAGATGATCACCATCACATTCTTTTTAAAGCCACTCCACAAACTGATTTAGTCAAGGTTATAAACAGTATCAAGGGGGTAACAGCAAGATACCTCAGACAAGAGTTTCCAGATACTAAAAAATTCCTTTGGGGTGATGCTTTCTGGACTCCTTCATACTTCCTTGCTACGACAGGGCAAGTTTCTCTTGATGTTTTGAAAGCATATGTAGAATCACAGGAAAGGAAAATATCAGAGCGTATTTCAGAAAACATCGAATAATACAAGGATTGATAAAAATGTCGTATATCGTGTACGGATTATTATATGACAGTGAATATCAGCGTTATATAAAATCAAGGGGGAAATAAACAAATGGATAACAAACTCATTTCCGTAATATTAGTGATGCTCGGAGCATCAATTCAAATCGGGTCATCAAATTGTTTTATGACAGCATGTGGAAATACACACCACCCGATTTTGTGGGTGATTGGAATGATTACCGGTGCATGTGTAATGTTTGTCGGGATTCAGATGAGAGATGGGAGATCTTTCCGCAATCTTTTTAAACAAGGGGAATAAACTAATGTACGGACTTGTAAAATTCGGATTCTGCTTTGTAATTGTCACTGAACTTTCACTTCTTTTTTACTGTGCAATTGCATGAAGGTGTGTAACATGGACTTCATTAAAGCTTGGTTTGTGTCAGTAATAACATTTGGAATTGCAATAACAAGTACATTGGCAGTGATACCATGAAAGAACAGATAATTGCCTTTATTACATTTCTAATTTTTGCAATGGTAAACAGTTGTTAAAAAAAAGAAGTTTTCGGGACAATTCCCGATTCATCTTGTTTTTGATTTCCGTTTTGTAGTTCGTTTTCTAGGTGCTTTTCTTTTTGTAGTTGTTTTTCTCTTCTGTGAGACAGTTTCGCCAAAGAAACTATCCATGTTTCCGAGAACGTTGTGTATAGTGCGTTTCATTCTATACATGTCGCGTTCGTTTTCAAGTGTTTCTTCGTTCTTCTTTTTCTTCGATGTTTTTATAATCGGGTTCCGTTCGTTTACCCGGATGATCGGTTCATTTCCTCCTGCTTTTGATTCTTTCGGATTCACAACGCGCGTACTTCTTCCTATCGTTGGTTTACTCACATTCGGCTTGCTCGTTGTTTCCATGCTCTTGCTATTCGTTCCTTTACTGGTTGTGCTCTTACTGGTTGTGCTCTTACTGGTTGTGCTCTTACTTGATGCGCTCTTACTTGATGTGCTCTTGCTCGGTGATGCCCTGCTCGCGCTCTTACTGCCATAAGACGGCTTGCTGAACGTCCCTTTACTTCCACCTTCAGCAATCTTACTACTTTCCATTTTACTTACTTCATTAACAATCAATTCCTTCGATGCACTTGGCACGTAAGCCGTCTTAGACCGCTCAGAAATGCCCCTCGAGATTGCCTTAGACACATTAACCTTATCTGACGAGAATATCAGTTCAAGGTCTTTTGCGGTGCTTGCTCCACGAACCACAGTATTCATTTTCGCAGAATCAATACTACCCGTCATTTTTACGATTTCAGCTTTTCCTGGCAACTTGCCATTTTCCACTATATATTTAACTATAGGAGATTCCAGTATTGAAGGGTTCTTTTGAGCTCCGATTTTAGCATATGCAATTATATCGTCTGCAATTCCAAGTTTACCGGTCACTTCATACGCCGTGCCTATTTCTATCAAGTCCCTAACGTCCTTTACACGGCCACCGTGCATGAGCTCAATCTTTCCGTCTTTAAGTGTTGTGCCACCTGCAAACTTCCTGGCGGCCTGCTCCTGCAGCTTCATCATTTTTACTTTACCGGCTTTTATGGATTTTTTGCCTTTGAACCCGTAAGCAATACCAGATTCCGACCTATAACCAACACCAACTTCGTTTTCAATTGAAACTTTCGATTGCTTGTTTTTCGAGAAAACCTCAACTCCCTTTTCCCATACACCATTCATTTTAAATTCGATTTTCGGCGCGCTTGCTTCTCCGGTTATCTGATAATCAATGCCTTCTTTGTATCCTGCCTTATTCGCGTTCTTCCTGAAATTCGAAACGAATTTATTTGTATTGCTTACAGACAATTCAATGTCTTTCGGGGATCTGGTAAAGAATCCTTTCATTTGCAATTTTTGGGGTACGGATCCATAAACCTGTATATCCCCTGTTTTCAGCAACCCACTATAACCGGTTATTGTGTCCTTTACAACACCTTTCATATTTTGTGGTATATGCTCGCTCAGGATATCAAGCGATTTCGGCTTTGTAATTGCCTTACGCTGTTTATACGCGGTTTCAGCAATTGTTTTTCCAGACTTAAAATATGTCTGTTCTGTCGGGTTCATTTGCTTCATTGTCTCTTCAAATGCCCGTGTGTCAGATTTCCGGAATGCCTGTACCTGCTTGCCTTCGATTGCTTCTTTAGACGCTCCAACTGCACCACGTTTTATTTTACCGGTTTCCTTCGAATATGATATCAAAGGTCTTTCTTTTACATTCAAAGAATACCCCAGTTTAATGTCCCGTACTGCAGCCGCTTCTCCCGGTGTAACCTCTTGCAATTTCACGGACTTAACTTTAACCGGTGATGATTTAACCCCAGCTTTCGCAACACGTCCAAGCCCCTCCATTGCAACTAGACTTGTTACAAACCGCACTGGATCAGTTTCAAATGACTGAACGACCATACCAGCACCTACCGGTATAGACGGCGCAATTATTCGCGGAGACTGTGCGTACCTTTCCGCTCCATATGCAATGTGTCCGGCAGCGTTCCCGATGTCCGTAACATCGTACAGCCCCTTCACAACTGACCCGACGACTGGTATATTTTCCGTCGCTTGAGTTGCTTCAACTGCATATGTTTTCTTTTTCAACCACGTTGAAAGGTCTTTTCCGGAATGATTAATTTCTTTAGCAATGTTCGAGTGCTTGAACTCCTTGGTAGTGCTAAATCTTTCAACTGCTTCCTTTTGTTTATTTGTAAGTTCTCTTCCTGCAGCAATTGACTTTCCAGCACCGTATAGGTTTTTAGCGTAAGAAGCAAGGCTTTGTTTATTGTTTTTGGTATTGCCAAAATTCTTTACCTGACTTATAATGCTCCGTGGTTGTCCCACGCTTGCACCCGTAGCAGCAATAGTTACGTTGCCTGCAGAATCACGCGAAAAGAAATTAGTAGTCTGTCTTTTCGCTTCTTCAATCTTCCTGCTTTGCTCTACTGCAGCAGCGCGTTTCGCTTCCTGCTCCCTTGCGTATCTGGACCCTGTAGATCCACCTACTATATCTCCTCTTGCGTCCCTGGAAGCTGTGTGTTTCGCGGCGTATCCACTAGCGGCATCAGATACACTTACGTGAGTTTTCCCGCTACCATCGACATACGCCATACTCTCACCTTTTCGATACGCTTATTCTTGCCGACGGTGCGTTTTCTTTTATGAGTTTTACGGCTTTTGCTTTAGTTGCGGCATCCTTCGCGGAATATTTCAGTGAACCAGTGAAACCATATCCACTGCCTCGCTTTGTAATTGCCCCAAGTGTAGCATTGCTGACCTTTATTCTTTTCTTTGCAATTACAGCGTCCCGTTTTGTTGCTAACGGGCCATAGTTAAACCTTACGGTAATCAGATACATTTTCTATAACCTCCAAAAAACGTTTATACTATAATAATATTAGGCAGTTAAACTATAAAAAAGTAACTTCGTACAAAAAATAAAAAGAAGAAGTTAGAACTGGCCTAAAGCCATTTCAACATCTTCGGTAAAGTCTGGTTCGTCGTCGTCTTTCGTAAAGAACGTGTTTTCTCTCTGCGCCATTATCGGGAAAAACATGTACAGCAGCGATGTAATCCACGCGGGGAACATCAACACGTAATAAAATATCTTTACATAGAACGACCGGTCGCTTGACGCGTCCCACGTTTCGCCCACGTTCGTCAAGGTCGTAGCGTCCAACGCTCCGGTTATCGCATCCATGGCTATTCCATACCCGTTTACTAGGAATATCGAAAACACTGTCCCGATCACCATCATGAACAGATATTCGAAATACGTCTGTGCTGGAATCATTGTCCCCTTCGACCGCTCAAACAGGTATATTATCAGCCCAATTACAACGAAAAACGGAAACGCCTTCCATATACCAAGCGTCATTTCATAAGTGTCTTTCGTGTCCACCGTAACCATGTCGTCATTTATCATATCGTTAAAAATTTGTATGGGGGTATTGAACGACGCGGAAAACACAATGTATATTAACCCGAATACAAAAATTGAAGCACCGAGTACGAGTATAGACATCGACCCGGCGCGCTCATCATGTATTAAATTCTTCATATGTTTACCACTCCCTTAATATCTGTCCCTTCCTAGCATATATAAATTCACTGCAAATGATAATATTATCATCAATATTATAAACGTTTTATACTGTTCCGGAATGAACCCGATAACGATGCACCCGATGGTCATCGACACTACCACTGGAATTGTCATGGATTCCTGTCTCTTCCACATCAGCCCAAACGGTAGCAGGAAGAGAATAAGATATATGGATTTGCCCATCAAATTTTCGAATGGCGACACGCTGTTTCCGAGTAACCCTTGCCAATCACCATTTTCTATATTCTCCGTCAGATTTTCAAACTCCTCTTCCGCAAACTGCCCAACTGTCGTATTTGCAAGCACTCTCGGGACAGTCCCACGCATAAATAATGTTGAACTGTTCCCCGTGGGACTTTCGACAAATACCGATACATTGAAATATTCGCCCCCCCCCGGCATAGTGTACGTGTAATAACTATTCGAAGTCGTGCTTTCTACCCCGTCTAAAAAGAAGTGGGCCGTAGTAAACGCATCGTCCGATGTAAACGAGAAATTGCACGACTGTTCAGCTAATATAGTTCTGTCATTTGCTGTAAGTGTTGGAGCTCCTTGCGCAATTCCAACGAAACACAGCAAAGCAATTATACAAATTATTTTTTTCATCAGTCCATCCCCTTTGTGCTTCTGCCGGACATGAATTGTATTACTCCCCATATCACTGTAAGGTTTGCAATTACCTGGATCGCCAGCGCAAAGCTTTCGTTTACTCCAATGTCGGTTAAGTAATTGTAAGGTATTACAAGCACGCCTAGTACGGTTGTAAATAGTCCAATCGTCTTGAATACCATTGACCAACCATCGAAATCGCTTTGCAAGTCGTCCTCGGCAAGTGTGCCGTCAATTTCAGTTACACCACTTGAAAACTCACTGTCGATCTCTTCAATCTCATAAACTTGAATGGGGTTAAATATCCCCGCCTCGTTAATAACCGCACCTGCCAGAGCAAACGCAATTACAAAGAATGCCAGCTTTTGTGCATTCATCAAATCCCCCCTTCATCTCGCTTCTTATTTATCATGCTCAACACCGCATATACAGTCGCCAGACCCAACCCAACGCCAATCACCACGTTTGTAGCATCTCCCATGCTCTCGAATATGTCAAGGTAATAGAACCACCACCCAAGCCCACATATCAGGACCGCGCCCATATGTGCGTCTGCTTTTCCCCATTGCATTGCAACAACAAAGAAAATCAATACCACAAGCGCAACCATCATATTACCGGTAAATGGTAATGCACTACCAGGGAAATTTATACCATAATGCTTTTCAACATCTCCGAAACTGTCATGGTCAATTACCGCTTTTATTATGTAATCCTCGCCGACATAATCCTGCACAGTGAATACATAAGTCATATTTCCTGCGCCAACTGAGCTAGTTTCCATCACATTCAATGTATTATTATTTGAGTATGTTTGCCCAAGCTCAAAGTATACCGAATTAGTTCCGGTTCCGGTGTCATTGTACGTCGCTGTAATTGTCGCATGTGACGAGTTTACCTCACTTTTCACTATCGTTATGTTGCAGATCTCATAAAACTGCGAGTCTGGCAATAACGAAGTCCCTGTCGCGTCTAAGACGATGAAATAACTGTTTTCAGTCGGGAATATATAATCTGTCTGGTTTATACTTCCATATACTGTATTTATAGCGTATCTTATATTTTCCATCATTTGGAAGCCACATGCCCCATCTGTACCGGTTGTCTGCATTGTAGTGGTTACGTTAGTCCCTGAAATTGTCACATTCGCGCCGTAATAACGCTCGAATAAATATTTATCAGTGACAATAAACCGGACATAATGCGGAGAGTAATAAATACCCGAACCATCCGAAGCAATCGGGTCCAGGTAAATGTCCTTCCGACTTGTCAACGACGGCGACGTGGTGAACGAATAACTATCTGATTTTGTATATCCAGATCTGGCCGCCGACACTGTGTAAGTTTCATTTACAGCAATTCCGGACGTATAATAATAATATCCGTTTTCATCTGTCGACAGTGTACCGCTCGTCGTGTCGTTTGCAATTGTCACGACTGCACCATGAATGCCGTCATTTGTTGATAAATCGCGCACATACCCATAAACACCAGGTTTAGTTAGATCCGGCGTGAAACTAAATATGTGAATCGTGTAATTACTCCAATCTGTAATATTGTAATCATACGTCATACCGTCCGTCGTCCCGATGCTTGATCCATCAAGCGACACACTGTAATAATTTGATAGACTCGAAAACGTAACCGGTGTTGCATTCACATATTCATTGCCATACAATGATGATATTGTCGCCGTAAACGCATACGGTGTATTAACAAGTGAGTAACTGACATTATACAACCCTCCTCCTGTATCAGTCATTATGTACGCAGGTGTACCCGCGTATTTTAAACCACCGTTCATCCCTCCATCGTATATATTCATATTAACGTTTGAAATTGCAGTAAACAGCGCATCTGGATACTCTATTGGGTCAGTTGATAGTGAATACACAAATATATCATAGTCAAGTTGTGTACTATCCATGTTTAGTTCAACCATGTAAAGCCCATAGTTTTCACCGAGAAGTGTTGGGATGCTCCATGTAATGAAATTGGCATAAGTCGAATTTGATAACGTAGTCGTGTTTATTATCCCAGCGTTTGCTGCAGTGAGAGACACCAAGCTTATGGTGTAATCATGATCTGGATGCTGTGCAAGACCCTGTATTCGATACGAACATTCCAACGTTGATTGGAATTCATTCCAAGATGGGTTGATGCCTACACATGATTCTGTGCTAATGTCATCTATTATTACATAACATGTAGTCGAGGATAGCCCGGTATTGCCTCTGAAGCCAAACTGTAATTTATATTGCTCATTGCTGCTGTACAGCGCGTTATTTATTGGTCCTAATGATACCCCATCCTGATATAAGTATACGTCTTCTCCTACTGATACAATCTCAAACACGGTTTGCCCGATGCTAGTACCTGAATGTGTAAATTCTTTTGTTGCCACTATGTTACCCGCACCATCTACAAGCGACATTGCAAAGGATAGGGTTACCCTGTTAGCGTACCTGTTGCGAACATTGAAACTTACATAATTCTCATATACAAAGTCGTTCGTTGTGAGTGATTTTATACCGTATTCCTTATCTAATCGGGCATATGCCCGTAATGAGTGAGATGATGGATAGGCGGTTGGATATTGAATTACACTTATCACCCATTCTGAAGACCCTGAAGCTGTCCAGTAATCAGTATAAACACCATTCGGGTATTTTTCTACAGTATCTTTAAACTCGGGAATTGCCAGCGCAGGTGACACAAGACAAACCACACTAATCATCACAGCTAGCATACAAGCTAGTATAGAAACATTCTTCATTCTAAAGCCTCCTGAACATCAGCCCATCTTTACACTCAGACCAAATTACTTCGGTCCCTTCCTTGATCTTGTGCTTCCTGATTAAACTCTTTGGAATTGTCACGAGAAACGTTCCGTTACCGTTTGTAAAAACTTTTCCCAAAAAATCACCCCATGTAATTATATGAAATGTCAATATCACTATGTATATTGTTTTCTGAGGATAAATAATTATCTACAGTTGAAAAGAATTTACCGCACATCGTCAGAAAAACAGAATAAAAAGAGTATAATCAAGAAATTAACGATTAAAATTTGTTCACACCGTTAACTTCTAAAATTCTTCAAATCGCCTTTTAGATAAATAGTTAATAACTCGCGTCACCTGTCCGTTTCCTCTTCGATGATTTGGGCAAAGGCAAGTTTGATTGTTCTGCGTGCTTCCGATACGTTTTTGGGTCCAACTCGAACATCGCACATGCTTCTTTCTGTGTATACCCAAGCGCGATTTGTTCAGCTACGGCAAACACTTTGTCTGAAATCTGCTTGCTCTGTGAAGTTCCCCCCCCTTTCCCTTTACTTTCCTCATCTGCGTTTTCGTATTCCTCTATTGATCTCTGCCTCATTTCCTCTTCAATGTCATGCCTTCTTTTTTCATATTCACTTCTTAACCATTCCGGCGCGAGCCCGAAATACGTGTAATTGTAAACGACGCCCTTGTGCCGCACGTATGGGAATATATTTTTCCCGTCATCTTTGTTATACATCTTTCTGACAGTGGACAGTCTACCAAGTGTTATACCTCTACTGAACCATTTCTGAGCCATGACGATCTTATAATGAAGCAAGTTCCTGGCGATTTTATCCACAAATCCCCTATCCGGCACAGTCATAATTAATAAATTTTCCTTTGTTCTGAATGTCTGCAGGATCTTAGTCATGACTTCGTTGATATCACTCTGCCAGTTCCTTGCGCTTAACCCCTCTGCTCCAACGTCGTCCAGTATGTAAATACCATGCTGTTTTATGCCCTTCGCTATTCTCATTACCTCGTCGCCTGTAAGTATTGCAATATTTTCAATGGTGAAGTAATCTTCCGGCTTACCCCCGAGTCTTTCAGCCATAAGCAGAGAAGTACTATGAGACAGATCTAAAGCCGCGTTGCTCTTTCCATCCCCCGTCTTTCCCTCAATTATCATCATGACGTGCTGATTGTGGCCGGAGCATATCTTATCACATATCACCTCTGCAAGTGACAATACCCTAGTATCTTTATCAGATTTCAGAGAATGCATTTTCTATTTCCTCCGACACGTTCTCTTTTCTTTTCGGCTTTCCATCTGCACCATAGAACTTTTCTTCAAGCTCTTTCTTCTTGTCTGCTGGCAACATCGGCATTACATATTGTCTTTCGACAATTGCCAGGAAGTCATCACATAGCGTCATGACTTCACCGATTATATCAGTGTTGACATCAAGAACCAAATCGTTGTATTCATCAACGTCGATGTTTCCGTTATTCTTTTGTTTTTTGAGCTCTGTAATTGCACTAGCCCGCATCTCTTTAAGTCTCACACGTTCGTCTGGATTCGGGATAAAGTTGATAATCAATTTAGCCAGGAATTCAACTTTCTTTTGTATATACTCGGGTGCAATTTCCGAGCTCCCGCATACATCAGCGCATTTGTAAAAGGTTTGAAAAAGTAAATTAGTATACTGAACCTTTGGCGCGACCTTTGCCGCAGGTGTCTGTAAATTAAACGTTGAATCTTCGTCGCCCATGCCGTCACCTCACAATATTCTTTCACTCACAAGATCTTTCGATAGGTCTTCGTACAACTCGATAGCTTCCCAGCACATCGGAACTAAATTTTTTGAATTGCTTTTGCTCTTCCTTTTCTTCCAAATATCTATTTTCTTTATTATACGCTTCTCACGCATACCCTTTTCAAGCCGTACCAAATAATACAGCGCGATTAAACACCCTCTGAATTTCGAATACGTGTCTCTTAAGCTGTCATACTCCCTGTAATTCATTTCCAATATCATTTTAGTACACAGTTCGCACAATGTCAAATTTATATCAACGGCTTCGGTGATCTGAGGGGTTTTTGGGGGAGTTACAATATCTCCCATTTTAACCGCCCTTGTTCATGACCATGTAATACACAAGCGGGACCATTAAAATTATGAGCCCGACAACGACTTTCATCCAATGCTTATCCATCCAGTCAACCTGTTCTTTCTTGTCTCCTATCTCCTGCAGAGTCAAAACATTTTGAACCATGTTACCAGTTGCCCCGACTGTACACAATTCCGCAGCTTCAGTGAGGTAAAGAGGTTCGCATTTTATCGGTGTGCAATCAATTTCTTTCCGGAAAGCGATGATCTCTTCCATCAATCTTTTAGCAGCGAATTCAATTTCATCCTCATTGACTTCGCGAACAACGGGAATTTTATTCTTCTGTCTCGTCCTCATCCTCTTCTTCCTCCTCGTCTTCCTCAAGTTCCTCTTCGTCTTCTAATTCTTCCTCTTCCTCTTCTTCCTCGGGTTCTGTCATAAGACTGATCGGTATTTCATCGCCAAACTTGAGATTGCTTTCAATTACAGTTTTGCAGTCTTCGAATAATGTTTCTGTCCCGTTAAACAGCAACGCAAGAATGGTTATTTCACTCGGTATCCAATTTAACATTGGGTTTGCTCGTATTTTTTTAGCAGTCTGTACAAGTGCCGCGCTCTCCGTAAATCCAAACGGGAAGAAGTGCGGCAACAGATAATAGAGCATTTCAGACCCGAATAATTTTGACCTGGCAGACGGTTTCGCAAGGTCAGGATTCACAAGCGTATAGTTATTGTGATTCAGCAGCCCCTTGTTTTTCGGGTTCTGCTCGCATATGAAAGGAGCCTGTTTCCCTGCCCGATCCACGATAACGCCAATTGGACGATTACCAGCTTCTTCTAATATCATTGACAATCTCGCATATTTTTTTAATCTGTCAAGTTTCATGTAAAGATAAATTGCGACTACAGAGCTTACTATAGTCACCCCGAACAGCGCAATATCAATCCACGAAAACGCTGTGCTGGTTGGAACGATTGCCATTTAATTGCCCCCGATACTCCGCTCCAACGTGCCCACCATTCTGCCAAGTACTTCAAGAATCATCATCAGTACTGCGATTATGACAAACAGATGATCATTACACACAAACGCTGCAAGCATCGACATAAACGCTGCAAGAAATATAAGTTTACTAAGTGAATTCATTTTATTTCCCTCCAAACTTTAAGAATCCCCGTATATCACACGGTCTCTACACTCGGTCAACGTCTCTGCAATTACCAGAAGTACCGCAATTACAGTATACACCGGATCACCAAGCGAAACGAACTCGTATAAACTCAGTAGTCCAGCAATTAACAACACCACTCGAACAAACTTACCCACGTTATTTCCCTCCGAATTTCAGAAATCCCCATCTCGATCTTTGTTCTTTTACACTCGCCTGCGCCGGTCTAAGAATCTCCTGTTGCGTCACGCTTCGGGTGCCAATTTCATTATTGATCAGTCTTTCTCTCTTATCTCCGTAAGTCCTGCTAATATAAGCAGTGTAAACATCCAGAATATATTTATTCATCCCGGCAATATCGCATACCAATAGGTCGAATTTCGACGCATTGCAGCACAGCGCAAGTTCAATGTTACGTTGCGCGAATACCTCTCTCTTCGACAACCGATCTTCTTTCGAGAACCTACCAGTGACACGTGGATTATTATTTGCAAGCACCTGCTCCTCTGTAAATAGCGTATAAATACAGTGATACAGCGCGCTTTTGTACCTTGCCGTGAGTGGCAATTCCCTAACGTAATTAATCACATCTTCCCTGTACGGACTTCTCTTAAGCGTATTCGCGTACTTTAAACTTTCATCCGAGAAAGACGGTCTTTCAAGACTTGACGCGCCCAACCCAGCATAATCCGGTTCTTCGTCATAGTCATATTGCCCTGATCCATCGTCCTCTTCGTAATTGTCGTCCAACGTCATAACCTCCTTAATACCAAGCCTTGCGGCGACTCCTCCCAAATTACCTTAGTGTCTTGATAGTATCCGTGTTTATCCGCTAAGTCCTTTGGAATTGTCACCGTCCGGCTTCCGTTCCCATTTTCGTGTACATGCACGCTCGCTCCCTCGGTTTTTATCACATATTATCGCGTTTAATCGTAATTTATCGTATATTTTATTGAGTAAGTTAATCCGCTTATGAAAACAATTCTAAAAAACACTTTTAATTTTATTTTTTTTTAAACTGATATAATAGGTAATCTTTATATACATCCTAAACGTATTAAAAGATAGAAGTGAGGAGGGGGTTGCCCCCCGAAGTCAAAAAAGAGTTATTCCTGCTTCTTGAGTTTGAACAGGGCTCCAATTGCAACACCAATAAAGACCACAATGATAACGACCTTCATAAGAGTTGCGCCGGATGTCCACACTTCAGCACCGGTAGGCGCGGTTGCAAAATCACCGGATGCGTTAATTGGTAAAGCAGTTGATACCTCTTCACCCATCCCAGGTGCCAAATAGAAGATCACGACTACAATAAGAAGTCCAACAGCGAGTCCTATCACTTTCTGCATATCATCTTCCTGTACCATAAAAACCACTACTCCTTTTATTATTTTCTTTTACAAGTTAGCTAATCCGTTTTCGTTTGTTCAGTACCATAGCTAACTGGAGGTTTATTCCTAATACTATATTGGTTTTCTTAGTATTTAATACTATCGACTTCCTACAAAAATTTTCTTTAAAATGTCAAAAAAGAAAAAAGGAAAATTACTAATTGCGCCTGCCTTTCTGTCTCAAAAACATTAGTGCAAAAATCACTAATACAACACCGAGAATCATTGCAACCGGCGACATTAAGCTTAACGTCGCGTTCTGGACTCGCACATTTGATTCGTGCGTTTCCTCGTATCCCGTACCGGTTACATTTATCTGGTCGTCGTTTTCTGACAATATCCCCGATGTATACCCCATGAAAATTGACATAACCGCTATCAGGGCAATTATAGGAATTATCTGTTTCGTGCTCATTTTTGTTTCTCCGACTTTTCAAAATTCTTTTTCATTCTATCGTTCCAAAGCAAAGTAAGATTTTCCTCAAGTTCGCCAGGACATGCCATTTTATACACATTATAACTGTCGTAGCAATACCAACCAATGTAAAGTGCCGCAACCAGAACGCAGCAAAACTGCAACATCGGCGGAATGCTTGACATTTTTGCTGCAATTACAGAGAATATACAGAGCAAGAACGTCCAAGACTTCCAATTTAAAGTTATCAATCTAATGCCTCCTCAACTCTCGTTTCTTTGATAAATTGGTACACCTGCAGCAACGTAAGTACAACGAATACAATTGCGAGCAGTTCAAACACCCCACTCGCCGCACTGTTCCGTATTACCTCAGTATTTTTGACAATTTCAGATCCAACCACTAGATTTTCTGTTTTCGTCAGTGTCCCGTCAATGAAAATGTCAGATATCTTGAAGGACAGTAACGCTGAAATTGCCATACTCACTACAGAACATACATTCACCGGCCCGATATACGTCAACAGCATCGAAACGACGAAAAACAACGCCATTAATGCTATCATGACGTACAGCAGCCATATTTCAGTTGTTAGCATATTTTATCACCTGTTATTATATACGTTCTTAAAGTATTTAATTTAAACTGTATTCGAGTGCATTTTTTATACATAAAATTTTATTTACCATTTTCCACCCCAGATAGTGTTTATTATCCAACATATATTGTTTATACACAACGCGAATCCAACAAGTGTCGGAATACCGACATAAACTCTAAACCATCCTTCTGTACTTCCTCTGTATAAAAAGTACAGAGCGACGAGTACAAGGCATTTGGACAGTATAAAAACAATCGTCTGACTTACAAGAAACTGCAACATTGGATTAGTCTCACATAATCCTGGCAATTGCAAAGCGTACAGCGTTGTAGCAACATCACCAATGATGAAAAATGCAATAACTGGCAAAACCTTCTTTATGAAATCCATTTCAAATTCCCCCAATTGAATGAATGAAACTCTTTGTATTTAATTATTTCGCAAAGAGGGAAAAAAATAACCCTCATCTGCTTTGGGTGCCTTTGATTGGTTGTATCAGGCGTGATACCGCGCTCCCACTCCCTAGTACACAGGCTTCAGGGTGTGTCGATGATTTTGCGGATGTTTATTTTAAGTCGCCTCGCGCTTACGACTGCACACTTGCAAAACTAATATTGTTTTCAAAGTAGATAAAGCTTTCTAGCAAAAATAAGATACAATACACGTTGCAATTACAGAGGTTTCAGAAATCGTTTTTGGGGGAAAGTGGGACGCATAATGAAAACAGTTTAAACAAGTGTAGACGTCGCCCCACACATGACACGGTTTATCTGTCACTATGTAAGTATATGGCATTTATCATATAAAAAACTTTCGTTTGTTACAACAATACCATTTTTTCCGCATTTCGTACAATTCCCTTCTTGACAATACATTGAGAATATCACCACCTTGATTTAGTCGCTAGTATCTCACCAGAGGCACGGAGAACGCGCAGGTTCAACGTTTAGAATAAGTTAAGGCGTTTGTACCTAACTTATCTATACGACGTTAAATTACGCGCACATTCTAGGTATTGGGTAGTTTTTCCCTGGATATGAGACAACTATCAGGTTTTTCATAGTCCTTGTAATTGCAACATACCAAACATACGCTTCATTTGCCCGGCCCTCTGTCGTAAGAGTTCCCTGTTTTACAATCGGAGGGACTGCAGCATGTAAAAATACATGTGTTGCCTCAAGTCCTTTTGCGCCATGGATAGTAAGAATCTGAATCCGGTTTATCCTGCTTTCGTCGATTGCCGCAACATTGTTCTTTAACATTCCATTGATTTTTAATTTCAGCATCGAATCTGCGCTAGTTAATCTCTCTCCGGGATTCCCGGCCCGAACTGCCTGAACAAATGAGTTCGATAAATACCAATTATTCAGCGCGTTTACATTCTGTATATTGTTTTCGAAGAATGTTTTTAGTTCTTCCTTTGTTCCAGAGTACTGCAGATCGGTCTTTTTTACATGGTCAACTAATTTTTTGTACTCGGTTACTGTTGGTGTCCTGCCTTCCCTTATCTTTGCAATTGCATGGTAAAGTTGTATTTCGTCATGTGTCCAGCCACAAATACCACCGAAAGGAGTGCCAATTCCTGCGAGAATTGCAGCAATCGCAGCCCCTTGATAATTAGTCCTGACAAGGTGAAAAACCGTGTGGTCTGCGGTTGAGTAATTTTTGAAATCGTTTGTTAGATGGCGCAATAACTTTTTATTGTCGATTGTAAGCAGTTTTCCAACTTCGTTTTTTGTCTTTATGTCTGGTGCCGCGTATTCGTTCCGCATTGTTACCATGTCTGAAGCAAGCTTCCATATATTGCCTGGCAACCTGTGGCTCTCTGGCAACACGACAAGCTCGCCATCGGTTCCCATCAGGTGTTTAGGACTTGCCCCGAGAAACGGGTATAATGTCTGAAGAGGATCCCCAGCATAATACACGGTTTCCGCGTCGTCGCTCCACATCTTCGAGAGTTCGTACATTATCGGGGTCATGTCCTGTGCCTCATCGTACATTTGAACAGTACAGTCTGTCATAATCCCGTTTTCAAGTGTCAGGTTAAGCATATCTGACCAGTCGATTTTGCCTACCTCTTGCTTGTACTCTTCGTAATTGCTGAAGAATTCTCGCATGTAATCCAATGGAATTATTTCTTTTCCACCGCATTGTTTCGCTCCTTCAGTCGGTGTAAGCAGGTTGTTTTTTGCGTAAGCGTAGTAGGACAATAACTGAGCGGTTTTGTTTGTTTCTAACTCGGTTTTATCGAAATTGTCAGTTCCCAGCTTGCAGGTAAAAGCCCCGTACCCGTATTTTTTGTTAAAGTCCTTCATTTCGGCTGATCCCATTAGATACCCGTCTTCCTTTCGCACGTCTATTATTCCGGCACGCATAAGCAGAGAAAGACATTCTCCGTGAAAAGTTCTTACGTTCGGAAGCCGGTTTTCTGGAATCCCGCTTGCTGCAGAAACAATCTGTTTTGCGTCGCTTGCTGCTTCCTTCCGAAACTGTGTGAATAAAATATTTTCAGGAGGAACCCCAGCACTCAGCGCGTCCTTAAAGTCATTTGTCAATTTCCAAGTTTTACCGGTTCCTGGTGCTCCGTCATACTTTGTAATTGTCGCCATCCGTCTTTTCTCCTATTGCAATTTCAAAGCCGTTCGTTTTAATCTCTGTGATTGCCACACTCATCCCCCCTATAATCGCGCGCGTGGGAACTGAAAACGGTTTTTGTGTGTTCCGTGCGCGTTGTTCAAAAATTCTGTCTCGGGTGTCTCAATTTTTTTCTCCCAAAATGAGACAGAAAATCGATACCAGTATGTACCGTGTCTCAATGTCTTGGTTGTCTCGGGGGTTTCTGAAAATTTTTTTTTGTTCCCACGCGCGCGATATATGAGACAAACGAGACAGAATTATTCTTTGTCTTCTATCTCGTCAATGCTACAAGCTGGCATAACGCTGTCAAGTGCAGTTGTTGTAAACCACCAAGCGCGTTCTTTCTTCTCTCCGATCCTGACTTGTGGGTTTCCTTTCTTTTTCATGTTCCTTGTGTTTAGGATATCTCCGACTCTTCCGATAGCAATTTTTATACCAATGTCTTTCATCAGAGTGGCTATACAGTCTGATTTAACACAATAGAACATGTCACCCATTGAATCTGCGGTTTTCAGCAAGCACCTATCAGACATTGTAGTGTCATACCAAATCTTCTTATCTTCGGTGACGTTGAACTTTGCAAGATTTTCAATCAATCTGTCTGTCTCGATCCATTCTGTCGATTCTTCTGGCTCAACTACCGTACAGACGTTCTCTATTGCAAGCTGGAACTTAATCCAGAGGTTAGGTTCTCCTTTCTCCGGCTTCTTTGTCAGGTCGTGCGGCAAGAAGATCCCGAAGCGCGACTTAAACAGGTTGTTGAACGTGCCTGGCCCCATCATTAGTTTGTCGTTTGCAATTTCAATGATGCCATGTGTACGGCGGTAAAACATTTCGAAACGCCATACTGCCCCGTCCGAAGGCGTGAACCCGAGGAGCTTCTCTACGTTCTGTATTCCTCGATAAAATAAAGGAAGGTCTAATTCAAGTTCTTCTTCCGGCGTTGCTTGTTTTGGTGCTCCGTGCTTTTCTTCGTTAAAATCTATATTTATTCCCCCTTCGTTATGCTCGTCGTTCTTGGTTTCAGTAGAAAGTTATTTATGTATAAACTTTTCTACTTCATAAAATAATTATTTTAAAGAGTGAATTAATTCACCCTTCAATTGCCTTAAGAATCTCGTTTGCTCTTTTCCTGTTCTCAGTTCGTATCGTATTTTCGGCGTAACATTCCAGCGCAAGTGTAATTATTGAAAGAACCTCCTCTGGAACTTCGTTAATCCATTCGTTGTCCTGCTCTTCTGCGGCAATTACAGAGCTCCTATACTTCTTTTCAATCTCTCTTATCTCATCCTCTGTAATTGTCCCACTTGCCAACATCATTGCCTTAGAATGCATGTAAATTTTTTTAGTCCTCGCTGCGGCATCCGGCTTAAACCTAGATTCTGCGAGAGCTTCAATCGTGTTCCTGGCCGCCTCCTTCGCTTTCTTTGAGTTCGTGAAATCTTCAATTTTCTTTCTCATGTATCCCATATTCAATCACTCCTTGCTTCTAAACTTCTGTTCAAGCATCGCGCCACATCTCTTACAAGAGACGGTCGTGACAATATTAGAAGGGAATTCGTACTCCATTACATGTATTTTATCGCATCCACATATATCGCATTTCATGTTTTATTCCTCCTTAAAAACTGGAATTGGTATACTCGCGTCTGGCATTCCACGCGGTAGATTGTGCATCATTCGATTGAAAAACATTTGATCGACGTTCAGTGCAAACATTGGTTCTCCTGCCCTCGTGTCTCCGTCCTCCATGGCATCAACGAACGACGCCATTTGTTCAGGTGTCTTGAAAAAAAATTGTTATGTTAGGGCAATTACAAAGCTTATTGTATCTCTCGTTTGCCATGTTACCAGTCCTTTTTGTATTCTTTTATTTCCCGCCTATTAAACTGCCTCCATATCCCACAGTATGATTTATCGCAATCCTGTGTACATATGTAACTGAATTCATCGTAACAGTCACACACCGCTTTGTTTTCACATACAACTTTACTTGAAAAAATGTTCTTAATTGCACTCCCCATGCTCATGTATTATCCCCCGTTTGATTTTATTTTCTCTTCGTCCTTCTTTCTTTCTTTGGTTTTTCTTCTCCCTCAATCGGTTCAAGCATGTTCTTAATGGCCTTTCTTTCCTTTCGTGCCCTTGCTTTTGCGGCAACTGGATCAAGTACATCCTGTATTTGTTCGTCTGTGACAATTCCAAGGTGCTTCACTGCGCACCTGATCCCAAACGCCATTGATCGCTGTCCATCGTTCACTTTTTCGGCGTATAATTCAAGCAGACTTGCAATTTTTGTTTCGTCTATCTCCATGTTTAATCCTTCATGATTGTTTATTGTTCATGATCATTCTGTTTTTTAGTCCGTCACTTATCATGTGTACGGGTTTTCACGTCCGTACAAATGTATAGTTACGTACCATGAGATTTCAAAGAGTTAACCTGCACTCTAAAATTTGTTTTTTGTACTGTTGGTAGATCAACTCTTAGAAATTTATCTGGTAATGACTAATACAAGATTCGTATTTGTAGTATATAAATTTTGTCTGTTAAGCGGAAAATTTGGTAAAAAACGCAATCGGTTAAACTTATTAAAACACAAATCAAATATATAATTTTAGGAAGTCCGAAAGCTATTTATACGGGTGAGTGTATATTCATGTTTGCTAAGTTTCGGATGTTAACCGGACGAAGCACGAGTAAAATTTGAGAGGTTCGTTATGGAACTTGCAAAAGAAAAGAAACCGTTGTTTCCTGTGTTTTACGATATTTCGCGTGACGCATTGGAAGAAGCAAGCGAATCACTTGAGAAAAAAGCTAGAAATGTCCTGATGAACTTTATTAATGCATGTTGTCAGGGAAAAGTAGACGAAGCGAACACGTTTAAAAGAATATACGACGATTGTGAAAGTCACTTAAATTTCATAGAAACAATAATGGAGAAGATGGAATGAGCGCAGAAGACATGACAGAAAATACAAACGAAATGACAAATGAAGAACTCGACGAGGAAGAAATCGAGGAAGGAATATCAGATCTTGAAGCATTCCTCGAAGGAGAAGACAACGACGAAGACGATGAAGAATACGAAGATGAAGAAGAGGACGATGTGCCAATTTCAAAGGTAATCACTGAGATTGCACAGCCTATTAAAATCACAACCAGTGTGGGCGCAGAGATTGACAGTAAGGGACAGTTAAAACCAAACTGCAAGTTCACAATTGAAAGAAATATTACACAGGACGACGACGAATTTGAAATCATGGAAAACGATTTCGATGCACCGATTGAAAAGGTGAAGATGACAATTGCAGAGCTTAAGGGGGGAAACTAAATGGCAAAGATCAGACTTGAACCAGGTAAGAGGTTCAGAAGAGACGAATCATTCACAGAGCAGGTAGTCGATTACTACCTTGAAGAGAACGATTTTACCGAGGACGTTGGACTGGTAATTGCAACAACCGAAGAGCCTGTCCTTAAGATTCCTCTCAAGTATAAGGATTGGGTAGATTACGACGGTGAAAAATCTCCGAAATTCGGAAGCAATGCTTACAGATTCTTCGAATCCCTGATGAATGCAGGAGTGATGATAGATCTTGATGTTGAAACAATGGATGTTAAGTTTGATCCGGATCTTCGCGGGCAGACTGTAAGCTTCGACGTTGAACATAAATCATTCGCAAGCAAGACAGATACAGAACTGGTAAACGTGAACGGGCAGCTTGTAAAGCAGCCGAGGATAATTTCTTTCGATGTCTGGACGGTTGCAAGTGTGGGCGGATCGAAGGCGACAATTACAGAGGTTAAGGCACCAGCTCCGAAGGTCGAAGAAGTACCAATTAATGAGGATGATATCAAAGCCGGATATATCGAGGCATTAACACCGTTTGGTTATGAGCCTTTCACTCTGCCAAACACCATCAAAGTGACAAACGACTATGCTAAATCAATTGGGTCAGAGAGCATTAAAGCACAATACACGGTAATGAAGAACAAGACAAAATATCTTGAAGCTCTTGTGCTGGACGGGGTTCTCGAAAAGAGTCCGGACGGAAAGTACAAATTTGTTGACGGGGTTCTCTAAACACCCCAAAATAAATGTTTTTAGGGGGAAAGAATGAAGCTTACAAATTCTATTTCTATATCAGGAACAACCGGCACAGGTAAAACATACGGGGTCTGCAAGTTGGTCAATGATCTTGGACTTAAAGCCATGGTGCTTGATTTCGAAAACAAGACCGAAAAAACCGTAAAACTTCTTTTTCCCGAAGCTGCGGACAGATTTGAAATTGCAAACGTAATGCTCAGAAAGGAAGAACCGAAGACCGACGTAACAAAAGTAGGAAAGATAACTTCAAGAGATATGAGAATTGTACTTAAGAACGCTCCGGATTATCTCAAGAGCTTCCTTAACCTGAAAGACAACTTGATAAATAATATTCTTGAGCGAAGTGATTTCGACGTTTTGGTGTATGACGGTGCAACCCCGATACTTCGCAACCAAATGGGCTTAGAGTATTGGAGAATGTTGCACCCTGATAGAGATAACCCAATGCCGGAAGAATGGGGAGCAATGAACGACATTGAACGCGCTTTCATTGAAGGTGGGATTGGCTGGGCAGAGGAAAACAACGGGCTCTTTATCGTAACTGGTCAGATGAAAGACCTTTACCGTGGAGATAAGATAATCGGTGAAGTTCCGGCAATTTCAACGAAAGTACAGCATACAATTGATGTGACTCTGCAGGTAGAAAAGAAGATCGGGATTAAGACAGATTACGTTTGCACCTGCCTTGACTCGATAAAAGGGCAGTGGATTGAAAATCTCACATTTGACAGACATATAATTGATGTGCTAATTGAAAAGGAGCTGATTGGTTATGATTAACGAGGGAGTAACTGGACCATTCGACATTAAATTTTTAGCTGCGCCTGATCAGTTCTCGGATTTCGATAATGTTGCATACGTGTGTAGAAATTTGAATTTGCATATTGATATTGATTCAGGGCAATGTGCTGTAAAACTTGTATGTTGCGAATGTGGGGATTTCGTGACGTACTGGTGTTATGACTCGGTTGAAACCGCGTTATGGGCAACGTCTGAAAGAGAAGAACAGCTATGTCAAGAATGTTGGGAAAAGGAATACGGTGACTCGATAGACGAATACGAAGACGGTGATTTCGATGAACCCGCGGGATATCTATGCAGTCTCGGCGGTGGAAAGTAAATGTCTCACCGTGTTTTTTCAGCGTCTGAAAACAGAATCGTAGCTAAAAGCATAACAGACGCAAGAGAAAAAATTGTAAGAGTGATTTGGAACAACGGGGCAAGACTAATTGACCAGAGGGGAGAAGCAACAAGGGAAATAATCGGGCTTGAAGTAATTGTCATGAATGGCAATCTCGAAGCTGGACAGACCATAATGCTGCAGGCAGAAGACTTTGCAACTGGATTACTGAACGATTACATTGCAATGAAAAAAGGAGAAGAATTCGATTACGCATACGGTGAGAGGTTAAGGAGAGCAAAACAACTTGATAGAGTAATTGAGCTCTTAAAGACCGATCCGAGTACAAGACGGGGATATCTGCCAATCTTCCAACCGTGCGACAATTTCAGCGATGTTGAAAAGCCATGTTGGGCTTCTCTTCAGTTCATAATTCGGAATGGGAGACTGGACATGATTGATTATTTCCGGTCAAATGAATGTTGTATAGCAATCCCGTCAGACATGTACGGAGCTTACAAACTGCTCGAATATGTGGCTGAAAAAGTAGGAGTAATGCCCGGGTGGATTTATCATTATATTGCTTGTGCTCATCTGAGAGAATCAGATTATGATACAATAAAAACTTTATTGGGGTGATTATATGGTAAGTGCCTTAATTGCTGAGATTGGGAAGTATATGAAAGGATGCAAGTTGACGAATTTGAAAGGCTTAACGATGCTGGCAACACACCGAAAACGTTCTTGGAATTGCTGGAAACGATAAAAGAACATGATGAAATGTTTAAAAATTTAGTTCGGGAATCATTGAAAAAATAATTAATTGTGGGGGTAACATGTGCGAAGTAGTTGAATGTCAAAACACAATTGAATGTCGAAATTGTGACTATTGGTATAGGATTGGTGGACGCTCATATGAGGGAAAATGTAGACGGACTGGAAACAAGGACATGAAAGAAACACTGTTTAATTTCTCATGCGATAATGGGATTCATGTTAAGTCGAGTTTAACTTTTCAGGGGGTAAACGTATCGTCTATAAAAACGATAACAATTGTATCAAATATAATTATATGATATTATCAGATAGTAAACTATAAATAGAAAGACAACCATATATAATTATTGTGAAAGCTGGAGATGTATTGAAAGTCTTGCACATCTCAAGACCTACATTGTATAGATATGCTGAAGCTGGTTACATCAAAAGAAATAAGCTCCCTAATGGGAAGTACGACTATGTTGATGAATCCGTGTATGCATTTCTAAATAAAGATGTTAAACGCAAACATGTAATTTATTGCAGGGTTTCGACTTCAAAACAGAAAGCAGATTTGGAAAATCAGGTTGAGTTTCTCAAAAGCTGGTCTTTCAACTCAGGCATAAAAATTGATGCAGTCTACAAAGATGTTGCATCTGGCATTTCATTTGAGAAAAGAAAAGAATTCTTTGAAATGCTTGATGAGATACTTGATTTCAAGGTTGAAACTGTAATAATTGCATACAAAGACCGATTAAGCAGAATAGGGTTTGAGTTGTTTTCAAACTTGTTTGCTAAGTTCGGGACAAAAATAATAGTTGTTTCAGAAGCAGGAAATAAGAAATTAGATTCAGAAGAAATCTTTGAGGAAATAATTTCTTTGTTGCACTGCTACAGCATGAAGCACTACAGCAAACGAAAAACCCCAAAATCATTGGAAATCGAGGTGGAATAACATGGCACTTGTGACTAGAACTGAACAAATTCAATTTAAATCTGAAACTATTTCAGCTCTAGCTCACGCTTCCAAAAACCTATACAATGCAGGAAACTACCTAATGAGACAAAGATTCTTTGAGAATGATAGGATCTACAAGGAGACAGGAAAGAAAGGTGAAGGAATTTGGTACAAGCAGCTTTACCCAATGTTGAAAGACACAGAGGACTACAAAGCTTTACCAGCTCAAACCTCACAGCAGGTTTTAAAGCTACTGGAGAAGAGCTGGAAAGCCTTCTTCATGGCTTCCAAAGCCTTTGCTAAGTCACCTGAGAAATTCTTAGGAAAACCAAAGCCTCCAAAATATAAAAACAAAGATGGGGAACACATCTTGATTTTCACTAACCAACAGTGCAAAATCAAAGACGGTATCTTGAAGTTTCCGAAGATTGCAGATCTTGAATTAAAAACAAGACTCAAAGACATTGATCTTAGAGAAGTTAGAATAATTCCAAATGCAAATAAGTACACCTGTGAAATTGTCTACAATAAGACAGTCACTGATAATGAAATCAACTCTAACAGAGTTCTAGGCATTGATCTCGGTGTTCGTAACATTGTAACTATTGCAAACAACTTTGGAGCAAAACCAATTGTTGTTAAGGGCAACACTGCAAACAGCATGAATCAGTACTACAACAAAATAAGAGCTGAATTACAGAGTAAATACGATTTGCAGGGAATTAGAACAGGTAGCAAGAAAACAAAACTAGATTGGAAGCGTAACAATAAGGTTAAAGATTATTTCCACAAGCTAAGTAAACGAATTGTTGACTATGCAGCAGCTAACAACGTAAAAACCATAATCATTGGTAAAAATGAGAACTGGAAACAAGAAGTTAATATAGGTAAGAAGCTTAATCAGAAATTCGTAATGCTTCCATTTGCAAAGCTCATAGAAATGATTCAGTACAAGGCACAGGAAAAGAGCATAGAAGTAATACTTCAGGAAGAAAGTCATACTTCAAAGTGCAGCTTCTTAGATCTTGAACCAATTGAGCACAGAGAGAAATACATAGGAAAGAGGATCAAAAGAGGAATTTTCAGAAGTGGTAAAGGAATTCTGATTAATGCAGACGTAAACGGAGCATTGAACATAATCAGGAAAGCAACTCCAAAAGCATTTGCAGACGGAGTAGAGGGTGTAGGGTTACACCCAAAGAGATGTTTAATAGCATCTTTTGAATATATTTGATCATGTTTTGATCATTTATAATAACCTGGACATCTGAACTGTGGTAATCATGCGAAAAGGTGATCTTATGAGTGAACGCTTTTATGATGAATCATACGAAGAGATGGCAGAAAGGAAAGTAAAAGAGAGGGACGCAATACCAAAGAAAATTATAGCAATTGCGGGGGCAGGTGTGGTATACGCGGTATTGTGTGCGGTGGGTGGAGCTCCGGTTTATCTTCCTGCGCTCGCGGTACCGTTTGTGTTTCTGGCTCTTTATATTCTGGTTCGCAGATATAGAGAGCTTGAAACATTTTAAATTTATTTTTTGGGGGAAAGAAACGTGAAGACTATTGGGGAAATCATAATCGCAAACGATAAAATAGTAACCGTGAATGTCCCGGTCTATGGGATTGTAGAATGTATAACCGACGAGCCTGAGATTGTTTTTAACACACTAGTAAACAGCGAGCGTAGGGTGTACGGTGTAATTGAGATTCTGGAATGTGAGGCTTATTTCCTTCATTTCCTTGACAGAAAAGATGTCAGTCTTGCGGTGAAAAACAACGACTCGATGAATATATGTGACTTCTGCAATCGAAATTGCATTACAAATAAAAATTGTCTGTTCGAGTGGAACGGGCTTTTTGATTTGAATGAGGGAATTAAGGGGTACTGCTAAGAACTTTTATATAGTATTGGGGTGTACATAGTAAATAAATTAAATTAAAAACGTTCAATGTTTTTTGGGGGAAAATCAATGAACGAAATAGACGTGAACAAATCAAAAGAATTTTTGTTGTCTTTCAGGATAGGAACGCCATTAAGCAAGGTGAAAGCGCATTATAACAACTACATTAAAAACAGATCCGAAAAAGATACACTCGAATGCAATTACAGAAACAGCCGCACGAAAAAATACACTAAAGAAATCCGCACGGTAATGAAGAAGCGCATTGCATATATTTTTGGGGGAGAATGTGCTATATGTGGCAATCCCGAGAATTTGGAGATTCATCACATAATACCCCGCGCAAGTGGGGGCACAAATGATATTGCGAATCTTATACCACTTTGCCATGAGTGCCATTGCAGCATTCATAAAATGGCAGAGATACGCGGCAAAAAGACATATGAAGAGAAGTTCAATCAGGTTCTAAATCAGAATGTAGAATTTTGTAATTGCCTAGTGGGTGGGGAATGTGCTTAATCAGAAAGACATAAGAGAACACTATAAACGTCCTGAAATTGTCGAGGCAATTACAAGGATTTCAGCTGATGGTAATTTCAGCAGGGCCGGAATGAAATTTACTCCTTGTGCTTATGTAGACAGGGAAACAGGAGAGCTCAAAGATTCAATGGACTGGTATAATCTCAGACCTGGCAACAGAAGAACGAAGAAAAAAATTGATATGTCAAAGACCAAAGATTACATTAATGCGGTGACCGAGTGCAGGACTTTGTATTGGACATTGAATGTCTTTGGAAAGGAAATATACGATGTCGATTATAGACAAGTTGACAAAGCAGAAGGGCCGATGTTAAGCAGGGTCCACACAGTCGGGTACACTCTTGGAATTGACATAGACAAAGAGCATGGTTGCGATATTCATTCTCCTGCAGTAAAAGAAGCCGTGGAAGATATGGCACAATACTTTACAAACATTCTTCGTGAACACTTACCGAATTCCGTTTACGTTCTGTATTCAGGCGGTGGGATATATGTAATGTTGCACCATAAAGCATTTGAAAAGTATTTCGACAGGTTCAGAGATTCAGAAGAATGGGATATGATGTTACTTACCTTCTTAGATGCCTTTGATTGTCTCATAGGAGACATGCGAGAGTCTTTCTTTAAGGAGTTTCCACAACATAAAGGTAAAGTTAAGCCTGACCAACTGAACGGCTCTCAGAGAGTCTTTAAGACGCTTTACAGTGTGCATAAGAGTTTAGATTATGCGGTAGTTCCTTTGGATGTGGACAATATCAAGGTAGACTTTAATGCGGCTACAATTCCATTGTCAAGCTCTGTAATTGCTATGGGAAATGAGTGGTATTCAAAATGGGACGATGGGACAGAATTTCTTAACAAAGTGTTTAAGCCTTATCTCGAAAATTCATACAAAAATAGAAGATCTGCAATAAGCAGAATGGATGGAAGAGAAGTTGAGATATCCGAAACTCCGATCGGTTATGAAAATTGGGCTCCTTGCATGAAAAACTTGTTTGAGTTGGAAGATTGCGGAGAAGGGGCAACCCGTGCACTAGCTGTATTCTGTTCATACTTAGGGCAAATGGGGATAGAAGAGGAAGAAGCTTATCAGTGGTTTAACCTGCTTGCGGATAGATGGAACGCAAGAAAAAGTAATTTATTCGAAAGTTATTATAGAAGTATGAAGGTTCCGACATGCGAACGTTTGAACGCCATTGACAACGTGGGATTCCCGAAAGGCGTTTCTTTGCGGAGTCTTTGCGTTTGTGAACCGGATGACAGATGTCTTAAAGTGCCGTCTCCGTTGTATTATTCCGATGCAGTTGCAGAGAAAAAACGACAGGAAAGTAAAGCAGAAAGGAAAATTGACTATAAACCAGTAATCAACATTCGAAAGAAAAATAATTGAGGTTGTAGTGTGGCAATAACACAGAAAGAAATACACGAAAACGCCGTAAACCATGGGTGGTGGGATACCAACGTACGGATACCAGAGATCCTTTGCCTGGTTCACGCGGAGGTATCCGAGGCACTGGAAGCATACCGGAAGTACGAAGATGAACACATGGCAGAAGAACTGGCGGACGTTGTAATAAGAGTAATGGATTTATGCGAAGCTCATGGAATTGACCTTGAAGCAGAGATTGAAAAGAAGCATGAAATAAACAAAGGAAGACCTTACAGACATGGAAACAAAAGGTGCTGAACATGAGCAAAGATAAAAATAGCGAATGTTTTTCATGGAGCAGGAAACGAGGAAAAGAATTTGTGAGGAATGAACTTGACAATTACAGAGAGCAGAGAGCAACAAACAACAACGCGGCAAATAAATCTTGTATGTAAAAGCCTTGCTAAATTCCTGCACGTAAAGGATAGCAGATATGGAAGTTCTATATCTGATCCTATACACGTTTTCGCAAAAGGGACAGCAGACGACTTGCTTTATGCAAGGATTGACGATAAAATAAACAGAATACGAAACAGTGAAGAACTAAGAAAAAATGATGTAGTCGATTTAATGGGTTACTTAGTGTGGGTTTGTATTAAAAAAGGTTGGTTAAGTTTCAGGGATTTGATAGATTGAAGCAATTTCATGTAGATTCTGGTCATTCAGGTCTTTTTCCCATTTCTGCAAAGCGTCTCTACATTCTCTTATTTTTACTCTGAGCTGTTTCTTTTCTTCGTTGAGTTTGTCGTGCATTTCTTTGAGGCTTGTTACTTGTTCCATGTGTGGTTTTCCCCGTAATTGTGTTGTTTCTAACTAAAAAGGTTGAAGTTGTATAAAGCATTTACTATTTAATTAAATTTGTTGTAAATGTGCATTGGTTATCTTCGTACACAAGCTTTAAATACTTTGACTGCGTAGAGGATATCAAGGTAAAATTAGTAAATTGGAGATGAAAAGAAATGGACACACTGAAAGCCGCTTTAGAAATGATTTCGATTATGAACTCTGGAATTTCGAATGCATTACACGTGAGTAAATACCCGAACGACCACAACAACGAAAGACTGAAGGCACACATTATCGGGATTGTTGATAGACTGAACGCGCTGCTTGAAGAAATGGAGGAATAAACATGTGCGAAGTAACTGTTTACAAAGATGGAATGAAACATACCATTTTAAAAGACAAGAAAATAATCGAGAAAATTGCATGTGGTAGGACAGTTCCATGTGTGGAATACTTACACAGACTGTTTCCGGCAAAGATTACAGACTTGGAATTGCCAGACTTCGTAGAAACAGAGGTTGCAATATTCATTTGAGGTGGTTGGCATGGTAGAAACTGAAATTGTCAATGTAATTGCAAGGGCAAACAAGGAATTCGTTTACAACTTGGTTGAAGGTAGGGCAATATCAAAGGAAGACGTTAAAGAAACAATTGCCGAAATGCTGGAAACCTGCAGTAAAGAAGAATGTGATTACATCATGCAGAGAATTTCTGCTTGGCTAACGTATGCTAAAAGGTGAATTGAAATGCCTTTCAAACAATCCGAAACAAGACCACAACAGGGCAGAGGGCAAAAAACAAAAACGAAATGCCCTTGCTGTGGAACTTACATTCAGTCCGTATACATGAAAATTGACGGGAAGCTTGTAAGCGTGGGGGAAGAGTGCCCGAACTGCATTGAAGAGAAAATGAAGAACGAGTTTAACAAGGATGAATTAGAAGTGATCTGTGACGCTGTGACAACGATTGGTATACAAACATCAAAACCAAAAGACTACAGCTTCTTGAAGATTATAGAGAGCATTTACGCGAAGTCTGAGAATAAGTTAAAGTACAAATAACTTTTTTTAAAAAACGGTTTTAAGGGGAATCCCCTTACATATATTCAATTGAATCCGTTGGATGATAACAAAATGACTTCTTTTCTCCGTCCAGCTTTATCTTAAGGTAAGCTCCGGTAGCTCCGGTTATCCGGCCTTCTTTTCCTTTGTACTTTACCCGTCCTCCGACTTTAGCGGGAACGTTGTAATATTTCCTTATGTAATCTATGCTGTTATACATGTTTCAACTCCGTTGTTTTTCTAAAGGCAATTACAGCGTTGCTTATGTGTTTAACCACTCTTACGACGACTTCAATTAATCGGGTATAGATAAACCAATTAATAACATTCCCATAGTAGTGTATGAAGTCATAAGACATTTCATGTAGTGTTTCTATATCGATGATGTCTTGTCAACTACCCCACGCTAAAGCTGTGGGGCTTGCGTTTCTATGTCTTAGTTTCCTAAGCAGAACACAATAGGCTGATTGACGACAGCCCTAGAAGCTATATTTTTAGCCGCATTGAAATCAGCATTTTCCGTATGTCCACATTCAAGGCAAACGAAAGATGCCTGATTCTTTCTGTTCTTTTTGTCGATATAACCACAAACAGAACACTCTCTTGAAGTATTTCGAGGATCAATAGGTATTACAGGAACTCCTAACAATTTTGCTTTGTATTCTATGAAGTTCCTTAATTCAAGAAAAGCCCACTTTCCAATTGATTCTCTAACAGCTTTTGAAACCGTTACACTCTCTCTAATGCCTGAAAGATCTTCCAGAGCAATAGCTCGATTTGTGTCTTTAGCTGTTTGTACTATTTTCTTAGAAATACAATGATTAGTATCTTTTTTGAATCTTCTTTCTTTTCCACTAATTTTTCTCAGATGTTTCTTTGCGGACTTTGTACCTACTGATTGCAGGACAGATTTTACTTTCGCGTATTTCTGCCTGACTTTGGTACATTTTTCACCGGAATAATTTTCACCATCTGATGTTGTAGCCAGATTAACAATACCCAAGTCCACACCTAATACACCATCTGGGAGGATTGGTTCTGCATCTGGAAGATCTACTACTATCATTAGATAGAAAGTTCCATTTTTGTAGATAAGATCAGCCTGCCCTCTGACTCTATTAGCTTCCAGCTTTCGGTATTCACCGTATTGGATACCAACCTCTATTCTACCATCTAATGTAAGGATAGATATTACATCGGCTGACCTATATGACAGAATTCTCTGATCATAGACAATAGCACCATGTGGATCAAATTCATGAAGTGTGTTTCTGTCTACTTTATAGGATTCAGCAACTTTACCGACTGCTCTAACTGTCATTTGAGCAGATAATCCGTATTTTTCTCTTATTTCATAATAGAGTTCTTTCTGAATTCCAACCTTACCGAATAACTTTTTCTTGAAAGCAAAAACAGAAATAAAATTACATGCTTCATTGAATTTTTCCATAGTCTTTAATAACTTATCATGTTGCTCTTTATCAGTTATCAGTTTAGACTTTACGGTTAGAAGCATGTTATACACCTTTGCTATAGAGTATATGATTCTATAGTATTTATACATTTGTGCCTTGTGTTAAGTTGACGGAATTCCTCCCTGTGCTAAAGCATCAGGGCTTCCTTCCTTCTGACCGTGATAAGAAACAAAATAAACCCGATGTGTATATTTTTCATGTCATCTCCTCCCGTTCAGTCGCTTGAATTTGTCATTAAAACA